CCGGCAGCGCATGGCTACCAACAGGATCGCTACTCGCTACTCGGATCTTCTGCCGTCCCTGATCCTCAATCTGAATGAATCCGGTCGTCAGTGTTGTGGTGCTGGCCGGCGCAGTGCTGCCGTTCTGTACCACGATGAACAGGTACAGCACCGTATCAGGATCGGGGACGTTCTCGATCCTGCTGGCTCGGTTTGTCCACTGGTAGCCGGTGTTACTGGCCACCAGCGCATCGGAGAATCCGGCCGTGAATACGTCGAAGTTGATCTGCCCGACATGGCCAGCCGATGCAGTGGTGTTGATCGTGGCGGTGGTGTTGCCGCTGTTCCAGCCGCGGCGCTGTGCGTCGAAGCTGGCATTGGTCGCAGTGGTGCCGCTGTACTCCAGCTGGATGTGATTCCAGCCGTACAGGGTCAGGGTGCCGCTACCGGATGCCGGCCATGATGCAACGGTGAAGGTGACTGTGAGCCCTGAGACGCTGGCAATGGCATAGCGGCCTGGGATGCCGGCGGCGCCAGTGATTCGCGACAGTCGCACGCTCTGGCCGACATTGGCCGCTGTGAACGGGTTGGTGGTGGGGAAAGTGACTGTGACGCTGGTGGCGCTGTTGATTGTGTAGGACAGCGCCTCACCAATCAGATCAGCCAGCTCAAACCTGAATGTCTGGTTGACGATCCTCTGAGACAGGATCACCTTCAGGCGTGCCAGCAATGAGCCTGAGAACGTATCAATCGAGCGGATCACCGTTTCGCTGTTGGCGGTGGTGCCGGTCGTGATAACAAGGTTCCCGGACGACTGGTTCACCGTCATGCCGCTGCCCGTCTGCAGCAGGGTGAACTCCTCAGCCGCTTTGCCGACGATCCCGCTGCCGACTTCAGCAAAGCCCGCACGCATGAATGCCGGGGCGCTGTTGGTGACCGGCACAGGCGAGGCCCGCAGCTCGCTGTTAGTCAGTCCGCCACCGCCAGCCGGCAACACCACCGGCAGCCGGCCGCTGTCCAGCGCTGGAAGCTTCCCATTCACTGCTGCCAGCGTCGTCTCTGTTGCGGCGCCAGTCGGGAGCGGTAGGGCGCTGGCGCTCACCGGCTGCGTGGCCTGCCAGAACGTGCCGCTTACCGGCACTGCAGTGGCCCGAAGTTCGGCATCAGTCAGCGGGCCAGAGACTGCAGCGGTGCCTGTGATCGACACGCTGCCGCTGATCGGTTGAGTCGCCTGAAAGAAGGTGCCGCTAACCGGAACTGCCGCAGCTCGCAGCTGGACATCAGTCAGCGGGCCTGACACCGGTTGTGTCGCCTGCCAGAACGTACCGCTTACAGGCACAGCGGTGGCGCGGAGCTGCGTGTCCGTGAGCGGGCCGGTTACGGCTGGTGTACCGCTGATTGACACGCTGCCGCTGATCGGCTGCGTGGCCTGCCAGAAGGTGCCAGACACCGGCACGGTCTGGTCGTTGGCAATGTTGACCGAGACGCTGTTGGCGGTGGTCTTCGCGCCAGTGCGAGCCTCCAGCCAGGTCTTGATTGCAGTGACTGTGGCGTCAAGGGCGAGCGCCCCAAAAGCGTTGCGGAGTGCCATTAGGAAAGTCCGTCCTCGATCCAGAGCGTGAGGTCATTGCCTGAGGTGTCCCACCAGGCGTAGGTGGTGAGGCCACTGATCTGGCCGGCGCTTGGCTGCGTCGCTTGAATGAACGTCGGGCTGCCTCCGCTAGTGCCAGACGACCCCGGCGGTCCCTGCGGGCCTGGCGTGATCAGCTCGATGACATTGAGAGCCGTCTCGGTGACCAGCACCTGCTGTGTCGTGGTGATCTCGGTTGCCATGTTCATGCCGGTGCTGAATAGCCCTCGCTCGGCCTAGCGATGCCTTCGAGGTAATACTCACGCAACCCACTCGGGTTGATCAGCATCACGTCGTAGTAATACTCCGCAGCGGTCATGTTGACCGTCACGGTGTGCGGCAGCCTCAGCGACACCTGGCCATTGGCCGCGCTGGTAACGGTGACGGTGAAATCACCCACCTTTGCAGTGCGGGCCTTATCCCACATCTGGGCCACCACCGTCCAGCCGCTCAGGTTGATGGCTGCGCCGGTGCTGTCCTTGAACGTGACGGCCAGCGGATAATCCGCCCGCCGCTGCGGCCTGATCAGGAGTGACGCGGGTGTGATCGCCATACCCAAAGTTGCCTGCCGCCGCAGGCTCAATCCACGATCTTCTCCGGGTTGGCCTGGATGTCCACGCGCATCTGCGCCCGTGGCCCAACACCCTGCGGCACATTGATGCTGATCGCATTGCTGCCGGGATAGGCCCACAGCAGGCGGCCCGCGATCTCCTGCAGGCTCACGCCCTCATCAGTCCACTGCACCAGGTACAGCGTCCAGCGCGTGAAAGCGTGCTCCTTGCTGTACTGGCGGATCGGCACCAGCTCAGGGTCGCGCACGATCACGCATTCCAGCCCCGTCACGGTGGTGCCTGCCGGCAGGCTTTCACCGGTGGCGCGAACGCTGATCGCTGGTGTTGTGGCCCCATTGGCCAGCCTGTAGACACCGAGCACATCCACCAGCGTGGTTTCCAGCTCAGTTCGTAGCGTCAGCACGTTCATGCCCCGAGGTTGCCCCCGAGACCAGCAACAACCCGGCTTCTAGCCAACCCGCCAGTGGTCGCTTCGGCACCTGCACCTCATAGGTGGCAAGGCTGCGGTCTATGTCCCTCAGCACGAAATCACCGTGAGCGCAGCCGGTTGTCATCACCAGGCCGCCACGGATGTTGCGTCCCTCCCAGCTGGGGGCCAGCACCCACACCCGGCCGTCATCACTGCGCAGGGCGCGAATGCTCGGCACCTTGGCGCTTTCGCTGGCACTGGCCAGCACGGCACGCCACGCCACCAGCAGCACAGGCGGCGCCTTGCCCTCATGCCGCAGCGCCAAGGCCACAGCAGCCACCTCGGGTGATAGCTGCGCCTTTTGCTGCTCTTGCTCGCGGAACAGCGCAAAATCGGCGGGTGAGAAGGCTTTGCTTTTGTTGGGGTCGCGGTTGATGTTGGCGGTCAGCGCCGCAAGGTTGGCAACCGGCAGCTCAGCCAGCGCCATTTCCTCACGCTTGAGGGTCTGCAGTGCCTTCCAGGCCGTCAGCACCGTCACCCGCAGTTCGCGGCTGTAGGTGCGTCGCTGGAACTGACCGGGGAAGCCTCGCGCTAGTTCCCAGAAGAGCGCCGCCCAGTCCGTTTGTGGCCGGTCGGCGTGACCGGCTGCGGCTTTCCCAGTTCTTCCTCGCTTGGTGGTGTACTGGGCAGCTCCTCGGCGGCCTGCTCATCCTGCGCCAGCTGCCAGAGGCCATCAAACAAGGGCTTGTCCATCTTGCGCGTGTCATCCAGCGTCCAGGCCGGCAGGTTGCAACGGCTGCGCACCAAGGCCGTGACGGTGGCCTCCAAGTTGGCCTGACCGGCTTTGGCATAGACGCGGGCCACCTCGGCAATCCGCTCGGCATGGCGCACGCGAATCAAATCCGCCTCGGGCTCCAGCGGGCGGCCGGCAATCGCGTTCTCAATCAGCTGGAACGCTTCGGTCAGGCTGATGGATTCCTCCTTGGCAATGGCATCGGCGATCTGCGCACCACGCACAAAGGCGCTCTGCTCCTGCGCCAGCAGTTCGGAAATGGTGGCGCTCTCGCCGACTGTCAAACCACCCCGCACTTCCACTTCAAGCACGCCCACTTGCTCGTTGCCGATCTGGCGCGTGGTGCGTGGTGCAGGTGGCGTGATGAAGGGAAGCATCAGCGCTTGACGAGTTGTTGCACCAGCTTACGGTCTGCAGCTTTACGCAGAAACGCATAGCGATTGGCCTGGATCTGTGCCTTGGCGCGGGCGATGAGTTGCTTGGCTGCCACCTGCTGGGGATTCATCCGATTTCCCCTCCGCCACCACCACCGCCACCGCCGCCGCCGGGCGTGCCCAGTACATCCTCATCAGGATCCAGGCTGGTGATTTCCGATGGCACCTGAACGGTGTTGCCTGTGTAAAGCTCCCTGGAAGTCAAGCGGATCCCGGACAGGCGAGAAGGCCCATTGAAAATGGTGCCGCGTGGGTTATCTAAATTGTCAATTCGCTCGACAGGGCCTAAGAAGTTTCCTGTCTGTTGGTCAAATGGCAGATTGTAAGTGAGGCCCGTGCGTGCTGATTTATACCTGATTTGATAAACAAGCGGCCTTGTTAACCTAGTTTGGCCGATTTCCCTTTGCGCTAGTTCTGAATACATATAATCCGAGTAAGCCTCATGGATCATGAGATAGGTATAAGGTAGGCCATCTAAAGTGCGAAAAAGCTGGCCAAACTGATCGTAGACATATACTTTAAGATAGTCCCTTGTGTAACTAACTGGGTCTGCTTCGCTTCCAATCATTTCAGTAGGGGCGTCTCTTATACTTGTGTCAATTATTTGAATGTCCATTGTCCAAGGATGCCTGCCCTTGACACCGGGCTGAAAACTGGCAGTTGGAACCCCATTAAAAGATAACAACGGCCATAGTGGGACAATCGCGCCGCCTGTACTGTTGTCAAACTCCTGCTTAAACGTGTAGTTTCCTGGATCTTCAAAATCATCCCAACGACCCAACCAGTTCAATTCATTTGTGAAATCAACAAAAAATGACTCAGCTTGATAATTTGCAAGCTCATCGCCACCAAAGAGGTCCGCGTTCATCGTGATAAGGCCCGGACCCTCTGAATTAAGGTGGTCAGCAACGCGCCCATACTCTTTGTAAGCTGAATCCCTCAGGCTTGCGTAAACGCGCATGGTTTGCGCACTCAGCAGTCTGGGGGCAGCCGGTGCCGTGTGCCTAAGCGTGCCCTCGATGTAGAGCCGGGTCTGTTGGTTGGTGAACACCAGGGCGCAATGAACAGGTCGCGCTGCCAGGCTGTCTGCAGTCTTGAACGTAATTGGAAAGCCAAGCTCATTGCCAAAGGCTTGAACGCCATTGACTCCGACTAGCGTTTTGTTGCCAACCTTGTCGTAGTCATAGTTAGGACGCCAGAGTGTATTGCGTACTTCGTTTTCGGCGTATTGCACGATGTTGCCAGACTCCGGGTCATTATCGACCGATTGCCCACCTTCAAAGTCAAGCAGGTTGGTGCTGTCCGCGTCATTGCCGTGGCCCTGGCGCAAGTACAGGTCAAACTTGTCATAAAGTCCTTGCCCCCAGACACCTGAGGTGTAGCCCTCCAGCCGTAATTCAAGCTGATTTAGCCCCTTGATTTCGGTGGACGGCAGCCCCTGGTTGAACCTAAGGTTTCCGCCATCTTCTGGAATTGTGCTTTGACCGAGTTGCACAATGAACTCCAGCGTCATGGCATTGCGGGCGCCAGGCTGCAAGGTCAGCGGCGTGTTGTCGAGATACTCAAGCCGCTGCTGGCTGGTGTCATCGCGATAACGAAAGTTAGTCCGCGTTGCTACGGCATGAGCAATATGAACCTCTGATATAGTCCTCTCCATCCATGGACCTGTGTGAAAATTTAGGGCGCTAGTGGCATAGCGTTTTGATTTTAGGATCGGACCTTTCAACACGCCATTTTGAAACAATGGTGGGAGGATCTGTTGCGAGATTTCGTCAATCTCGCCAAGAGGGATGTCTAGCTGAGGCCGAGGAACCGGGCGGCCGATGTTCCGCCAGACCCCACCGACCACCACGTAGCCGACATACGGGCGCCAGTTGGTCACCGTCCAGTAGGTGTTGGTGTAGCCGCGCACCAGGCCAGGGCTGGCGCCATAGCTGGTGAACTGCGCTCCGGTAGGGTCGCCAAACGGGCCAACAACAGACGAGTCAAACCCCTCGGTCGGCACCAGCAGAAAGGCCAGCAGGCCGGTGCTGGCATTCCGGCGGGCAATGGGTTCCTCGCTGAAGAACAGATGCCTGAACAGTCGGCCGCCCAATCGAGACACAGCCGCAGCGGGCGGCTGCATGATCTGCAACAGCTGCTCTGTCGATTGCTGCACCTTGGCCTGCTGTTCCGCGTCAACACGCGCAAAGCGATTGGCCTGTGTCTGCGCCTTGGCGCGATCAACCAGATCCTTGTCTCCCGTGAAGACTGTGATCTCGGTGCTCATCAGTCATCCTGCCGCAGACTGATGCGATACGTTTGCGTCTGGCCTGCTACAAGCGTGACGTTTGGTGATTCCACGATGATGCTGTGCAGATAGGTTTCACCATTGATGTAGATGACCACCGTGTCATAGCTGTAGCCCGTGCTGGTGGCTGTAAACGCTGCGTCAATGTCAGGCATGACATAAGCAGCTTCTGTACCGTCGTAGCTGCCCGTTGCGATGGTGGCGGTGAAGCGGCTGTAGCCGTTGCCGCTCTTCTCCACGCTTTGCCAGTTGGCAACGGTGCTTTGCGCCGTGTAGCCCGTCGCGCCAACAGAGCACAGCATCACCTTGAGCGTCTCGCCCTCGTATGCCAGGGCGGCAACTCGCTGCAGTTCCTTCTGGCTGATAGTGATTGTTTGCGCCATATCAAGCCACCGTGAAGGTGCAGATGCCTGCGGCGTCCCAGATCACTTTGAAATCAGTGGTTGCCGGTGCTGTCTTGCTGCCGTCAAAATCAATGAACGCAACCGGCGGGTCATCAGCGTCCGTGTCGTTGTAGAGGATGCCAAACGCAGCGCTCAGCGAGCCGCCGCTAGCGGTCCAGGTGACATCATCCGCGTCAAGCTTGGCATCGTTGGTGGTGACAGTGGTGACGGCCACGTTGGCCAGCGTGGCGCCGCCTGTGGTGTAGCCGTTGCCGCTGGCCACCTCGGTGCCACCGGTTGCGGCAAGAGTGGTGTGCGCCGCGCTGAAGGTGGCTGCCGTCAGCAGCTTGAGCTTGTAGGTATCCCCAACGGCATTGGCGCCAGAGGCAAACCGGGCAGCCGTGTGGTTGTAAAGGCTGATGGTGATCGCCATGCTGCTGCTTGCGTTGACCTAACTTGCCGGTGGCTGCGGCCAGGTGATGTCAAACGGGTTGGGCGCATCGGCCAGGTCGCGCAGGGCCTGGCGGTAGGTGGCCCAGGCATCACGATCGGCGCCGAGGTCGTAGTCAACGATCTGCGTCCAGTCGCTGGCCTTCAGCAGTTCGATGCGCCGCTGGCGGACCTTGGCGTGCTGCGTTTGCAGCTCATCAAAGCTGTAGGGGCGCACGACGTACTCAAGCGCCTCGGCATCCCAGTCGATCGTCTCCAGCTTGGGGTTGCACTCGGGGCGCTCGTAAGGGCCGGAGTACCCCGCACGCTCCAGCTCGTCAGGCGTGAAGGTGCTGGCGTCTGTGCGGGTGCTGCCGTCCGCAAAGCGAATGCGGTGCGGCAGGGGTGCTGGGGTGGCGGCGTTGTGGGAGTAGAGCATCAGCCGTTCGGGAATGGAGCGGTTGGTGGCGTGAAGTTGGCGGTATAGCGAGCGACGCCTTTGGTGATGCGGAGATCATCAATGTAAGCATTGATAGCGTTACTGCCTGACGCGCCTGATCCAATAGTTAAGGCGCTGGCATTATCCTCCAGCGTTATTGAATAGGTTTGGTCGAAGTTTTTAACTCCGTTAAAGAAGCCTCGAAAGACATTGCCGCTTCGCGTCACCGCACAATGATGCCATACTTCTTTTGTTGGATTTGATACGAGCTGCTCATTTCCTATATCCCACGAACTTCCATTACTGCTTGCGTAAAATCCAACTTCAGAGCCGCTACCATAGTAGATTAAAAAAGAGCTAGTATTTGTCGGCCATGTTCCTTTTGAAATTATTGCCTTGCCGTTTGATGCACTGGCGGTTAAATATAGCCAAAACTCAATAGTAAAATTTCCGCTGCCAAAATCAAAAGCAGCATTATCGGCGACACTAAGATAATCGTCAGTGCCGTCAAAATAGCCACTAGCCCCACCAAACTTGCTTTGTGCGGTGCTGATCTGCGTATTGCCGTTGGCAGTAACTGTGAAAGCGTTAGAACTGCTATCCGTAAAAGTCGTGCTGCCGTTGCTGCCGTCCATGTGCAGCAGCAGCGATACACTAGAAAAATTGGGATCAGTTTGAACACCTTCAGGCCAAATCCCTGCCCGCTGTGCCACGCTCTGCTCGTTCTGGAACCACAGGCCAGACGCTGTGCTGGTTGTCGGTGTGCGCCGCACGCCCATAAGGCCACCGTTGAAGCCAAGCATCAGCTGATGTCCTCGTAGCTGATGACCAGCTCCAGGTCGCTGGCAGCGCTGGCCTGTGCGCGGAGGCTGTGGCCTTCCTCCAGGTAGATGTATGCCTCGCGAGTTACCAGCACCTGTGTGGCATCTGCTGGCACGGCGATGGTCTTGCCAATGGCAAAGCCGGTGGTGCCGTTGTAGTGCTCCAGGCTGATGTCAGCTGCTGCGGAGCCGTCCACGTTGGCGCAGTAGACCGAGTTGATCTTCAGCACCTTGCCGCTGCTGGCGCCATTGCTCAGCGCTGCAGCCATCGAGGTGGTCACGGCATACCCAACCGTCTTACCGACGACCGTCGTGACCGAGCTGCCGCTTTTGATGTTGGGGGCTGCCATGGCCTGACAACGTGTCCCTAGCTTTCCGGCTACTCATTACTCAGCAGCCCCACACCATCCTCTGCCCAAGCCCAGTCGCGCCAGAACGCCACTCCAGCATCCTGGCCGCCGGCGCCAACACTGAGCGACGGCGTGACGGCAGCCACAACCACAGCAGCGGTCGGGGCCAGCAAGTCAACGCCTCCCGCTTGCAGGCTGGGCACACTGACGCTGATCGCAATGCTGGCTGCCGGTGCATTGACAACAACCGATGTGCCCACCTCAGGCAACTGCGCCGCCACTGTGATCGCCGCTGCCGGTACAACCACCACAGTGGTGAGCGCCACATAGGAAGCGCTAGCGCTGATAGCAACGCTTGCTGCTGGGATCTGAATCGAGGAGGTGGCAAGCACGGTCATCTTTGACCGCACGCTCAACGGCACGACAGACAGCTGGGTCAGGGCATAGCCGTATGCCGTCACCACCATCTTGGATTTGACCACGGCCTGCAGCGACTCCGTGACTGCCCACGGCGGCACCACTGCCGTCACCGTCATCTGGCCATTCACCACCGCAGGTGCTGTCGGCAGCGTTGTGATCCCAGGTGCAACCGGGAACCAGAACGTTCCCGTTCCTGCCACAGCTCCCCAGAACAGCAGATCGCTGCTCACGACAATCCCATCGGCACTGATCGCCCAGCTGGTGCCGTTGGTGCGGTACAACGCGCTCAGCCCATTGGCGCTGATGATCACCGGACTGAACGGTGCGGCCGGCAGGATGTCAGGGCCGGTCTGGACGTTCATCCCGTAGCGGTTGCCCAGCAGCAGCCTGTTCTGCGTCTCTCCGTAAAGGCGTGCCGTGCTGCGGGCATTGCTGCGGAAGGCATAGTATTTGTTGCCGCTTTTGGTGAAGCGATCGTCGGAGACATACGGCGGCGTCATTCGGATCACCCGCTGCGCTGACAGCTCCCCATACGCAAATGCCAGCTCGCTGCTTGATTCGGTTCTGTAGTTGTCCAGCGGGTTGCCCGTGTCCGCTGCATCCTTGGCATTGTTGCGCTCAACCGGTTCGGGACGCTTTTGCAGGCCCAGCTCGCGCCCGGTTGTGATGTTGACCTCAACGCCATCAGGCGTCAGATCGGCTGCGCGAAGCAGCATCTTTTCGGCAAGTCCTGTGGACTCCTTTTCGGTGCCGCTTTCGCTGACGAAATCAAACAGCTTGGCCTTGTCAAAGGCAGATGCCAGTGCCTGCTGCCCGCGCTGCGTGTAGCCATTGGCCTTGCTTAGCTCGCGGATTGTCTTGGTAACCTGTGCGCCTTCAAAATCAACGGACTGCTCCTGGCGCTCGACAGTCTTCTCGGCAACAAACAGATTGACAGGGTCAAGCTTCCAATCGAAATACACCCCCGCGTCATAGGCTTTGTCGTAAATCGACGTCGATGCCGCCAGCTTGATCAGGGGCTCCTCAACCACAACCGAACGGTTGTTAACGGTTTCGTAGTCCTTTGGCGGTTTGCCATCAGCCTGGCGCGGCTCGTATTGGTTGACTCTGTAGGTAAATGTTTCGGTGGTGCGGATGTAGTAAGCGGAGCTGCCAATGCCGGGAGCTGTGACGCCTCGCTTGACGTTGCTGTCTTCAGTTTCTTTGTTGGCCAGATGCACAATGAGCATCGGCGCTACATCCGCCAGGATTGTGTATTCCGTCGTGACCCGCACGGCCACGCGATCAAGCTCGTCGTAGGTGGTTTCTGTGACCGAGCGCGGCGAATAGGCGTAGTCAAATGACTCAGCCGCGTCATATGGTTCAGGGCCGGGGCCAATCGTCCCCAGGCCAATGATGGTGCCGGCCAATGGGTTGGGGATGCGAACCAGCGCCACAGCGCCAATCGTCTCGTCGCGTTCCCAGTTGCGGTTCTTGACGGCCTGCTCCTCGACAACCGGATCGTTGGGGTCCGCGTCGGCTGGTTTCTCCTCGCCCTCGTCGTACTTGAGCTTTAGCGTGCTGTAGCTGACGACCACCGCATCAGCAGGCAGCTGACCAACGCCAACCGGCGCCAGGTCAATGATGCCGCCAGCATCCACAACCGGACCGGTGCCGCCTTTTTGATCCAGGCTGAAGACCTGCAGCTGCTCGCTGGTGTCGAGGTAGCCGCAGTGGCTCATTGAAACCAGCAAGTCGCTGAGGATGCTGGCGTAGCCCGCCGAGAAATCAAACGACGGGATTGAAAAGGAAAGG